TTCTACCTCTAACGATACATCAGCAATTATACTCCATTCTTGCACATTCAAAACTCCATTCATATTAAACAACTTTCCATTAATACTTACAAAATCTCCTTTACGCAAAAAAGAAGCATCCTTGTACAAACATAACAACATTGGTGTCTTTTTTGATCTATACTTAGTTGCATCTCCAGATTTTACTGCTATGTAACCATTACTTTCATGATATATTGCTCTTAACGTACCAGCCACATCTAATTCTGAATCTACAATTGTCCTAACTGGTTCACCGAATGCATTCTTCTTATATCTTTTAAAATTGTAATTTATTCCGCTTCTTTTCAATTGCTTTTCTAATTTCTGTACTTCAAATTTAAGATTCATATTAATCCCCCAATACACCTGAATTATTCGGTCTATATTTTGAGGCTAATCTTTTAAAATAACTTGACGTATCCTGAGTAGAAAGGCCACTAACAGATATTTCTGAATTTTGTGATTTCACAAGCAACAGTTGATATATTGTGTCATTTGCAATTCCACTATTCTCATCATAATAAAGCTTTATCTGTTCATCAGTAAAATATGGAACTTCATCTTCTTGCAACAACAACTTTATTCTACCTAAATCTTTTTCACTTATATCCATTAGCAACATCCTCCTTATTTATTTCTGAACAGCATTGAACTGTTTGATAATTTCTTTCGCTTCACTTGCATTCTTTGTGCCTGAAATATTAATTGCTTTGATTGTCGTAAATCTTACAATCTCTTCTTTATTCCAGCCAGCAATAGGTTTCTCTAACATTGCTACTACGAATGCTTCATCACTTGATTTTGTCATAACTGGTGTTACTCCATCAGCTGGAATATCATCAACCTTTGTATCATCGGGTAATTCATCGTTCGTTGGTTCTAAGTCATTTGAGACATCTGAATTTTCATCACATTCTACAAATCCTAAACCTTTATAAATTGTGTTAAACGCTCCTGTCTGCACTTCAAAAATTGCAGATCCATTTGTTATCTTCATAAAAGCCATTTGCTTACCTCATTTCAATTTTATTTAAGTAAAACTACTACCGCCGTTAGACAGTAGTAGTACTCATAATATACACAGAATCTGCTTGCTCAAATGAAGGCAGGCAAATCATTGATACGATTGTTTCTACATTCACTGGGTCTGCTTCTTGTCTTGTCAATACAGCAACACCTGTATCTACAATAGAAACATTAGCTACATTTGAACTCATGAGATCTGATTCAGCAGGGGTTGTTCCAAACCATGTTGTACCAAGATCACCATCAGGGAACATTACGAATGTATCAGCTGGCATAAATTTGGTTGTAACTTTCAATTCATTCACATATCTAATATCATTAACAACGATGTTGATTTCTAACTCCTCAAGAAGATAAGCTTTAAGGTCTTTATCACTAACTCTTTTAAAGCCATCTGATAGAGGATAAATTGACTTAATAATTCCTGCATTCTTTCTAAGTAATCTCCATGTATTTCCGTCACACATTGCTCTTGTAACAGTTGTACCTTCTTCACCAGAAATTTCTTCTTTTGCTAATCTAATATCTTCAATAGGATCTGAAAGTGCTAAATTAGACCAAGCAACTACTGCATTTCCTTTGTGTGTAACTGCAAAATCATAAGTAAATGTTTGGCCATTTGCTGCCATTGCAATTACTCCTGTTGTCAATGCCATCATTCTCATTCTTTCACGAGAAGCTCTTGCACCTCTAAGCAATCTTGTTTCGTCATCAAATACACGATTCATAACTGCATCGATGTAAACCTGATTACCTGTTTCTAACACCATATTAAGTTCTTGTCTCATCTCTTCATCGATGTATGTAGATTCTTTGAAGAAAGGCATGCTTGTTGTCATCTTTTCAAATCCGATTCTATCTCTAGGATTTGCTTTAACGTCATAAGCACTTGTCTTTAATACAGCTGGTAATCCTCTTGATCCTTTAATATACTTAAGGTCAAGTCCTCTTTTCTTATCATTAGGAAATAATTCCTCTGTTGGATATGGAGCTTCATCCTGTACCAACTCTACCCAATATGCTGCTAGTTCTTGACTAGTCATTAAATCATAAATTGTCATCTTATCTCTTCCTCCTACCTAATTTTATTTTACTCTTCAATGAAAGTAACTTTGCCGTCCAATGCTGTCTTTACCCCTGTTGTAACTAATGCTTTCGTAGCTACATCCATTTTCTTTGGATTAACAAATCCGAAAATAAGAAGAGTTCCATTTGCATTACCTGTTGATACATCAATATCATGTAAAAGCACACCTTTAACTGTTGCTTCTGTTCCTGCTGCAACAACCGTGAATGGAGTAATTCTTGCATCCAAATTACCAATCAATGGTGTTCCTGCTTTAACAATCTTTCTACCCATGCTGTCTGTTACAAACAATGCATTACTTACTACCACACCTACTGAATACTGAAAATCTGGATTCAATAAGATTTGAACTGGAGCAGCGAATGTTGTCCTTACAATACCTGAACCGTTTACCATTTTAATTTCCTCCTTTAATTATTCCAAAAAGATTTCTTCTCAGAACCTATTCCTCTGTTAGCTTTTCTTTGAGCTGCTAATCTTTCACCCAAAGATTTGTTATCTTCTTCTGAATCTTTCTTTCCTTTGGCCGCTACGTTATTAACTTTACCGCCTGTGCCTTTTAAGCCTTTTGATTTCTTATCATTTTCCTCATCCTCTTCAGATGATTCTTCTTTAAACAATGAAGGATACATTTTCTTAATTTCTCCTGCAACAACCTTGATATCTTCATCCGGTTTTGCACTCTTTTTAGACAAGATTAAAACAACAACATCGTCTATGTATTTCTTGTTTACGCCTAAGGTAAGCGCTTCTGCTCTGGTCTCTGCTGCTGCAACTTTTAAATTAGCTTCAGCTACCTGAGTCTTTAAATCTGATTGAGCATCCTTGTTCTTGTCTTCATCTGATTTTTGGCTATCTGAAAAAGCCTTATAACTTGCAAGATTGGACTTAACTGATTTCTCATCCTTATACCCAAGATCATTCAATAATGCTCTTCTACCTTGTTTCTTTTCCGTAGCCATCATTGCTGTCACTTGTGCTTGTGTAAATGTCTTCTCTTTTGTTTCTTTATTTTTATCTGTTTCTCCAGAACCACCCTGGTTATCATCTTCTTCATCGTCATTGTCTTCTTCGCCTTCTGCGAAAAACTGCAAATTCAAAGGTAACATTTTTTTAACTTCTTCTAAATCTTTCATATCAATTCCTCTTTCTATCCGTGAATGCCACGGTGCTTATTTTCAGTTATTTGTTTTCTGACGCTAACTTTTCAAACGTCTCTCTCAATAGCTCAAGAGTTTTTCTTGAACAATCATCTAACCTTTTCTTCTTGATCTCCAACATTACTGATCTCTTCTCTATTTTCTTTGTATCTCTTGGAATTTTGTTCACTAACTTTTTAAACTTTTCAAGAGCATCTTCATATTCCTGCCTAAGCATTCTTGTAAGATCAGTATCTACACTTATTGAATATAACACTTGGCAATGCGGACATCTAAAATACTTATAATTGAAATAACCATTTGATGCCGTATCATGTACTTTTAATTCCTCTATTTTAACGCCTTTAAATAAGAACTCTTTTTTACAATGATCACATACAATTACTTTCAGCTTATTCCTATTACTGAAATATGCACCGTGATCAACTGGCTTAATATCACTCATGATTATCTCCTGCCCATTGGATGCTCAGTATCAGTTTATCTTCTACCCCGTCCTCTGTATAATCCTTATTGTTGTTCTTCTTCATTAAGTCACTCCTTAATACGGTAAGGTCCGTTCTGTTCTTATCAAAATCGGCAATCTTTTTATCACTAATAAAATCATGTCTCTTCTTTGCTACTGCTAATTTAGCAACTTGCTTTCTAACTTTAATTAACAATGCATTTGTTTCTGTATCATCAATCTGTACTACATGCTTTCTTCCACATTTAGGACATACATAATAAATTATCCATAACGTTGATCCTTCAACTAATATTTCGTTCTTCTTAACATTTTCATGTGATACTGTAAATACGTTATTACAACTTTCACATATTGCTTCAAATTTTATCATTTTAATTTCCTCCCTTAAACACAAATGAAGCCTGGCTATTTGGCCAAGCTTTCATCTGAAAACTTATCTTCTATTTAATTCTTTCTAAAGTTGCTTTGAATGGAGCAAATGGTTCATCATCTTCTAATCCCTCTGCGCTTACCAATTTAAAAATTATTCCTTCGTCTTCCATGTCAATATGAAATTTATAATAGCAATCATCCAAACATGTCTCATCAAATTCAACTTCTGCATCTTCGCTTCCCATGCAATCCATAAATGTTTCTTCGATGATTACTATTCCTGGACCATATACCGTTGCTACTACTTCTTTTCTTTGACCAACTTTTAAATTTTCCATTGCTTTGTCCTCCAAGACATTTATTAGGTTTATTAACCTTATAATAATTATACCACATTATTATATGTTTGTACACTTATTTCTCTAAATAATTAATTTAATTTACCCTTTAAACTACCAAATATTTTGGGGTATAAATTCTGTACTTTCACATTCTTATTCAAACATTCATTTATCTTATTCATTGTTTCCTGTTTTGTATCACTTGACATCATTAACGGATAATCTTGTTTGAACCTTTCATAGTACAGATCCAGCTTACTGCTAAAAGCTTTATCATTCAATGTTAATCTCCCTCTAATCCATCTGATCAAATCACTCATATTATTACTCTCCTAAGTATTATTATATTTTGTATCTTGTATTCATTATACCACTTTTGCTACCGCTTGTACACTATATTTTTTCATATGACTATTAAACACTTTAACTGCATTTGGAAAATATCTATTCATATATTCAGTTTGTGCTGCACCAATCTTTGAACCTGATATATTGGCATATAATTCAACTGCTGTTTTTTCTGCTGGATTCTTTGATGATCTCCAATATTCATCCGAATGTCCCCACTTTGGTCTACCATTTACACGATAAATAGCATTCATATGTTTTGATCCCGATACTGCATCTTGTAATCCTCGTGAATTATCATCTGCCATTATTGCTCTTAATAATTGCGGTTCTCTATCTGACAAATTAGATAACTCTTTTAAATCTTTCTTCATAGCATTCATGAACTGTGGTTGATTTGATAATCTTTTAGTTTTAAAATCATTCTCCAACATAGTGTCCATAGCATGCCCTGTTTCATGAAATAAAGTGGAATATTTAGAATCAAATCCATAATCTACTGCTTGTTTTGTCGTTGCTTTTATATCTATATTTATTTTGTTATTCCAAGGATAATAACCTGCTCCTCTATCTAAATCAAAATTCCCAACATAAGTTAAATCATTTGATATTCTTGAAAAACATTCTATAAAATCATCATCACAAGTATTTAATGTTTCCAATATATCATTCCATGTTTCTTTTGGTATATCACTTCTTGTACTTATTGCATTAAGATTAATTACTTTCTTTTCTACCACTGGTTTTGCGACTAACTGTTTCACTGCTTTCTTTTCCGCTTCTGTGCTTGTAACCAATTGCTTCTTAATCCATTTACCTTTTTCAGTAACGTAATATTCTTTTGTTTCTCTGACAATGGTATCTCCCGACTGTAACTTGTCCATTACATATTTCGGATACTTTGATTCTTCAACTGCTTGTTTCTTAATCCATTTATTATCATCCGTTACAAAATACTCTTTTGTTTCTTTAACTACTTTTGCTCCTGGATTCAACTTATCTAATACATATTGTGGAATCTTTTCTGATAATTTCATAGGAGCACTATCTATCTTCACTTGCAATGCTTTCTTTATATCATTCCCACAAAGGTCTGTAGCAAACTTATCTATATCCGGATACTCTCCCCAATCAGCATTAAACCAATTAGCTAAATCATCTGTACATTTATTTATATCTACATCAACTGCTACCGTACACATTCCATTGGGATGATCCAGTGGCAGATTGTTTGCTGTAAATTTCTGGCCATTTCTCTCTGCACATAATGGACAACTATGACCACCATTTGCTATCCATATATAATTATTCACCCAAGGATTATTCTTAGTCACTTCTACCATAGCTTGCTGATAACCATGTTGTGGTAATGTCCTTGCTAATCTCATAGCATTATAATCAATTATATTCTTTCCTACACCAGTCTTTACTTTACCTGCTACATCCGGATTAACAAATGCTTGTAAATTCTTTGCTATATCTTTTGCACTACTATTTGTTGCTACACCTTGTGCTACTATTTGACTAACTGCTTTCTGTGTTTGCTGATTATCAGACCATATTCTCTGGGATAAGCTCCAACCTGTATCATATATCTGTCCTGATGCTATCTTTTCTACTACACCTTCTGATACATGTGTATATCCAATCTCTACATTTACACCAACTTTTCTAGCCCAATCAGTTGCACCTTTAGCTACTACATTTGACACATCCAAAATACTATCTTTAATCTTCCCACCTAATTGTTCACCAACATTTGCTTGTGCTTCTTTGATTTGCTTCTTTAAATTATTTAACATACTCTTCTGATAACTGGCTGAACTATTATTTGGATTGATCTTATTTATCTTCTTCTGAATATCCTTTGCTGCATTACCATATATTGTATGAACATCTTTCATATTTGCTTCAGTGATGCTATTTCTTGCAGCTTCAGCATCTTTCATATTTATTACTGCCATCAATAGCACCTCCTTTAATTAATCTACTAAACTAAGATAGAGACCCTCAGGCCTCTACTTTATTTCTATCTATTTAACTAATTTCTTTTGCACTTGTTTTTTATATTCTCTTATAACATTTGCATCATATATTGATTGATGTATAATTACTCCGTCTACTATAACATATGCCATTTGATTCAACATTAATCTTCTTGCATATATTCCTAACTTTTTATTTGTACCTAAAACTTTACCTTCATTAATTATCTTTTCAATCCACTCTTTATTTTCCATCTTTTCCCTCCTAGGAATTATTTAAAATTTTTCATAAAATAATTTGCTTGCTGATTGTGAACTCCAATATTCTGTTTCAAACAACTTAACTTCTACCTTAATTAAAACTTTTTCAACTTCAACTTCTGTTGTTCTGTAAGCTGGTGACATTCTTTCATACCATTGTGCCCCATCTTCAAAATTATAAAATTTAGTATAAACTCCATATTCATTCATTGATGATGTGTCTATTTGATATGAATAATTATGTTGCTCAAAGAAACCTAATTTTTCTTTTTGATATTCTTTATACGTAACTGTCATTTTGTACTCCTTCTAGAGATTTATTTGGTTTGTTATTAACCATATGATAATTATACTATATATTCTCTGATTTGTACATAGGTATTTTAAAATAAATGAAATATATTTTAAAATCCTGTGCCTTCATACTCAGCTTCAATTAACTTACATAAAGATTCTTATATTAATACCATAATGATCTGATTGAGACTACTTGGGCAACGCTGGTATTACAGGTTTCATATCTACAACTGGCTTACCTGTTAATGGATCTAATTTTGCATTCGGATCAACCTTTGCATCAACCTTTGCGTCAACCTTTGTTTTATCTGCTCCTATTACTGCATTGGGATCTGCTGGAATTGCTGTACCACCAAAACTTGTATCCTCTAATATCTGTCTTTCTTTTGCCATTTGATCTAACTCTTCTTGTGCCTCATCATCGTTAAGGTTACGCCATTTCTTCATATAAGATTTCTTACTCATTGTTTGTGCAGTTACTTCTGCAAGATCATCATTCTTTTCTTCTGATTCATCCTCAGGCAATGGGTAATTATTATCTATCAATATCTCATATGGGACATCCGTTACTTTAAATTCCGTATACTCTTTAATACAACCCGGATATACTAATGATCCTTGAACAATCATATCAACTAAATAAGATATTCCTGGACCCCACATTTTCATCTTCTCTTTACACCTTACAATCAATGACCAATAAATTGCTTTCAATGCTTTTCCTGATGATAACGTTGCTTGTATGCTTTCTATATCTGGCATATCTATCTCACTGTATGCTGTATCTTTGATT